GAAAGCCTCTATTGGATTTTCACCACGTTGAGCCGCATAGACTGCCGCCCTCGTTGGCGCACCTGTATATGAGTCAATAAATTGACCAGCCTTGATAACTCCTTGACCAATTGGGCTATTAATTGCGTCAATTGCAAATTGCTTCAAAGGACCAGGTTGCTCCTGAACATCCGTAAACTCTGGCTGCACAATATTGTAAGGTTGACTGGGATCAAACGCAGGCTTTTCCTCTACTGCTCGATAAGGCTTACTTGGGTCAAATGGTGGTTTTTTTTGAGCCTCTGCCATTACTCATATTGTCCTGTTTTTGGATTTAAATAATACGTGTGTCCATTTTGCTCAATCTGCGCAGGCTTACCCTTGGTGGCCGGACCAGCACTGAGCCCATCCCCACCTCTTGATGGGTTCACTGGCAACGTCTTTGCTCCACCTGTACTTGGAGTTAATCTGTTTGCTAACCGATTTTCAAAATCTGCCTGCATATCCGTCTTGAACTTTGTTAGTTGCGTCAAAACAGGATCGTCACCGTAGACGGCTGATGGTGAAAACTCAAGTGGGTCTGTTGGTATAATTGCATTAATAATGTCCTCGTCGGATTTTGATAACACACCAAGTTTCGCCATGTTTTTGTAGCTTAACAAAAGGTCTTTTGATAACTGTTTTGCCCTTGCAACGGCTGATCTATTTAAAACCTCACCGCCATATTGTTGACGTAACTGGATAAGTTCATCCATTTTTCTGTCAAATGAAGCTTTCTGCTCCGCCACGTCTTTTAATTGTTTTGCATCATCGAGACTTCGCGCCTTGCCGTATGGCGTTTGCAACGCCATATCCTTCTCGCCCCTTTGATTTATCATGTCCTGAAGTCTCATCGAGGCAAGCATTTGGGCGGTTGGATCTTTCTGAGCACCTTCTGATTTTGGTTTTAAATACGGATCATAAATACTTAAAGCCTCTCGTCCTGAAATATTAGCAGGCAATTTAATGCCCTTCGGAGTTAGCTGAGCTTGAATTGACTGTAAAACCGGACTTTTCGAAACATCCGTCTCGTCGAGGCTCAAGTCTCTACTTTTATCTCTTTCAAGCCGATCAATTTCTAATTTTCTCTTTTTATCATCCTCAGCCTTCGCGGCTAATGCTTGGTCGAGCTGCTTAGAATCAGCATAAATACCATAGACGTTTTTCGCAATCGACACAGCATTGGCCAACTTCTCAAGCGGGTCCTTTTTATCTGGCATTTGAACTGTAACCGGCATGACTTACCTCGCCATTAAATTAGTGTTAACACCAAGACCATATTTCGGCTTGTTGTCAGCCATCATTTGCGCCCTCACCAAAGTCTCTTCGTAGGTTTTTCTCAACGGATCATTTGGGTCCATCGTTGCTGCCGCATCGAGCCCCTCTTTGATCGCCATTTGAGGGCTTTGCTTCGCTTGCGCCAAACGCCTCGCCGTCGCACTTTCTTTACTCTGAATTCCAGTCTGCGCGGCATTAAGTAAAGCATCACCAGGGGATGCCCCCGCGACTCGCGAACCGATGAGACTACCAGCAGCAGCACCAGCAGGCCCGCCAAATACTCCGCCAACAATCGGCGCAGCCATTCCAAAAAGTCTCCTGCCCATTGAGGTCTGAGGTTTAATAACATCAACTCCCATCGTAGCCCCCCTAGAGTAGTGGTCCAAGAAATTTAGTGATTAATCCGCCTCTGCCCGCCTGTTCTGCCATGCGTTTGTTGAACTCAGTCGTGTTTGCGTCAATGCGGGCTTGACGTTCGGCTAGGTCTAGCTCATGCATTTTACTCGCTCGGTCAAAAGAAAATATCTTGGCTTTAAAATCCAAGTCTGCTTGAGCCATGTTTTTTTGCAACATTCTGTTTTGCTCATTTTCAAGAGCCGCTTGCTCTTGCACTCCGATGTTTGCAAGTACGTCCTCTTTTTGTCGAGCAGCAGCATCACCAGCTAACTGAAGTTGCTTTATATAGGCACCACCACCAAGCCCACCTTGAGCGGCAAACCTTCTGGTCAGAGCGTTACTCATATCTTGCTGAGCCGCACCGAGGCGATTAGATGCACTCGATCTTAACTTGTCGAACCGATCGCCAATAGTCGATTGCAAACCTTCGTTGGAGATTTTTGTAGGTTCAATCTCTTTGTAAAAATCCATTGTGTTTTTGTTAGTATTTTGAACAATACCTTTTTCTATTTTTGGGATTCTTGGCTTAATTATCATCTCAGCCCCTTTATGTTAGACAAAAAGTTTAAGCTATGAACTTTGAAACGCTGGTCTGCCGTATTTTGGTTGCTAAAATAATATTGTATACGTTTCCCAGATGTTGTCCCTAAATCAACTCTAAATTCCTTCTGAGCAAAACCGCCTCCCCATGGATCAGTGCCCCAAACCATCGAGCCCCAAAGACTGCCACCTGGGTCTAGATCAACCTCTGTTGTCGAGGCATCTGCTGTGTCTGAATCGACGCGCCAACCAATATCCATGTTATAAGAGCCAACCAAATCAACCAGCACATTCGCATAGCGGAAATCCTTGTGGTAATTAAAATCACCCTTATTACCGCCGAACTCCTTAGTCCAATAGTAACTATCAATAGCAGCACCGTCATCGTTGTACGTGCCATCATTCATTTTATAAACAAACCCTGTTGCGCGACCATCAATATAGTAGATGTTGCCAGAGTAGACGGTAAATTGCGCAGCATAAAGTCCTGCCCATGGGCTCCAAGAGTATGGGGTTTTTTTACTTAAATTTGAGATTGAAAAATCAAATAAATAAATTTTGTCATTTTCTGTGGATGCCGTTGACTCATGCATCGTAATGTAAGCAGCATTTTCAAAAATCATCGAGGAAAATTCGTTTTGATAAGCGTCAGCCGCAGCAAGCATATCGGGCTCTATCCTATCACTCACGAGGTTTGATCCGGCTGCCGTTACAGTTAACAGCGTTGCACTCGGCGCGATGGCGTCACCAATGAGATGGGCGAAGCCTACAAACTTGCCGTTTTGAACAGCCGGAAACAGCAGGCCGTTGTTATAGGGCACAATCCCAAAAGGGCTTTTGCAACCAAACTCTGATTTTACTTTTATAGGCACCCAGTTCGCGTCGTCACTGTCTGGCATGTAGATCAACTCGATAGACATATCACCAAAGATTGCCAGGTTTTCACCGTTCACAGCAATAGCTCGCACGATGTCCGTCGTATTATCTCCGAACCGGCTGAAGTTTGTACTTTGGAATGTGTAGGGCTCATTTAAATCTGAATAGACCACGTAGTTAGGATTCGATGGGTCGTTGCAAAAAATCCTATTGCGGTGGTAACAGACCACGCCATAGAGAGGAGGCACTCCGTTATCAGTCGGAGCAGCAGCGCCAAGGGCAGAGTCTGAAATATTATCTTCGTACACCGTCGTCGTGTTGTCGTTAAGCGTGGTCAGTAATTTATAGGTGCTACCCCCGGCCTCTGTCCTATAGATTCGCCGAGATGACACACCAAAACTCTGCGGCGCTACAGGGATGCTCGTAATGTAAACCCTCGTTGTCGCAGCCGTATGCGTGGCGGTAGATGGTCCAACATCACCGACTACGCTTTGAGAGTTTACATAAGCAACCTTATATCGGTAGTCACCGGTGAGTGTACCGGCTGAACTCGTCGCAACCGTACTTGTGTCCGTCGGTGGATAAACCCCATGCCTTGTGAAATCCGTGCCGTTGTATTTATAGGGGATCACATAACCGTTACCGATAAACATGTGGTTTTGGTACTGAGTTGTGGCAACTCTAACGCCTGCTGTAAAAACAGATTGCGCACTGGCGATTGTTGAAAACGTCGTGCCTGCAAGCGTCCAAGCAGATCCGCCAGCAAAGGCCACCATTGTCTCAGCACCAGAGTTGTCTTTGCGAGTGTAAAGACCATCGCCGACAAAAGATCCAATTGCTGAGGTGTTTACCTTAGAAGTGCCTTCCCTGGTGCCAACCGCACCATTTGCAAACACAACATTCTGGCAATCTGGCGACTCGTTGTCGTTTATGATTGATTTTTCAAACTTCGTATTTATTCCACCATCAAAGAAGTATCGCCCCTCGGATGGAGATATCACGCGCTTCACAAAACCCCAACAATTCCCCCGCTGCCGATGGTGTCCGCATCCTTCACAACCGCAAACTGATCTGAACTTCTGCGACGCCTGGACCACTTTATCATTGCAGGTAAATGCTTGTTGTACCATTTATCGAAATACAACTGCGCCACCTGATTATTGCCATCTTTCTGGGCAAGTTCGGCAGTCACATAGTCGGCTATACTCATATGAAACAAATTTGGCACCTCCAAGGTCTGAGATGCTGAGGTCACAATAGCAGGTAATTTGTAATAGTAGATTTTAATTTCCTTCGAGCTCGTGTCAGGGATTGGCCTCAAATAAATAGTGTCATTCCAAACGAAGTAGTAGGAAGGCGTCCCCTCTGCCGTGGTGTTTGAGTTTGTAAAGGTTAATAGATCATCGTCTCTGAAATCTATTTTTGTTAGAGCCTGACCATCGTACTCGACACGCTTCAGCTCAAGAACTCCCGTCGGGAAACTGTAGCTTTGCGTGCTCGCCGTTGTGGTCGTGGTCGTTAGACCTTCAAGCATCCTCGTTTCACGTGCAATTTCAAGCTCGGCCTGGTAAATAAGATCCCAAATCTCAGCAGATGAGTAAAAGCTAGACGAGTATGAATTGTATTTGCGCCTGGCCGCGTCCTCTATCTGCTGTGGTGTCATAACTCAAGCACCTCTTCTTTGATTTTCTTTTTACTTGCTACCCTTTTTTGCAACTTGTCTTGAACATCTTCTTCAACTATTTGAGCCGAGTGCTTTGCATAAATATGCTCATCGTATGCAGCTTGCGAGTGCATCTGCTCACCGCAAGCATGACACCCAAACTCCTTCTCGACAGACTCGTTTTTGTAGCCTTCTTGACGCACGATGCGAAGCATTTTGTATGTTTGAGGCTTTTGCAGACCACCGGCATCTAGCTCGATGTTTCGTGGCATGATCCCCAAAAAAAGATTCGCATCATTAAAGTCCATTTCAACATAGTTTTTACCCGAACCCTTAGCAGGGATGCTAATCTCCTTGCCTCTAAACTTCTCGGTGTACGGATAAACATTGTCGTTATAAACTCGGCACATCATAAAAAACCCCTTTCGGCTTAACGCCAATTAAAACAAAATCAACTGTAGGCATAGACGTTAAAAGAAACGCCGTTACCACTCGCTGCTGTAGATCGCACTCTAATATAGGGAACGTTGTGCTCCCCTGTGGACAGGTGAAACATGCAACCAGCTGCCTGACCAGAAAATAAAGCGGCGCATGCTTGTACGCTCGCGGTTTGTGCTATTGGCATATAGAGCTGATAGTAATTCGTACCATCTACAGATGCGTCGAAAGCGAAGTTAATGGCGGTACCCATGCTGCCCTGAACAAACAATAATCCTTTTCGTGATCCTCCGCCGAGAGCAAGCCCTTGGTCAGCTGTTTGAGTGCCTGACGCAATTACCATTTTCCCGAGGTATTTCAATTCACCATACGACATTCAGCACCACCTATCGACCATAAACGGTTACATAAAACTGATCGCCAGAGGCAACACCAGTCACAGCTAGAACGCCGTTTGATTGAACACCACTTGCGTTAGAGTTAATAGCCATTTTGAAGTTTGCAGTTGTTACTGATGCAAGGCCGTAGCTCATATAGTCGATGACTTTTAGTCCTGTCTCGATTGTTTGAGTCGCCGCATCTGCAACGATCTTCATCCCAACAGCGCGTTTGTTGCCCATATTTGTTTTATAACGTGTAACTGTGAACGCCATTTTTGAATCTCCTATTTAAAAAAGTACAAGCCTCTGTTCCTTATCAGGCTCTAAGCACTGTGGACCAATTTGCTCGTACATAGTATATTGCCACAAAAAGTCCGTGAGTCGCATCTGATAAATGGTTGCGATATTCCCTTCAGGATATGAGCCGAGAAGTCCGCCCTCAGTGCAGTTAATGTAGATTCCGGGGACGTTACCAGAAAGCCAGTCGAACCAGATCTTGAAATTGTGGTAACTCTGCCAAGTGAGGACGGAGTTGCCCCAAACGTCGATTGCTCGCATTGCTTGCCCGATATCAGCGTCATATTTGGAATCCCAAGGGTGAAATTGTCTCGTATAGCTAAAGCAAAAATCAGCACCCACAAAAACAATAGGGTTACTCCCCATGATGGCCTTTGCGATATAAGTGCAAGCACCCAGCACATTCCCGCCAGTGGAAACGAGGGTGTGGAATTCTTCAACTTTCCTAACCTCTTCCCTGTATTGGTCAGAAGGGACAGGACAGTTAAAAAATAAAACTTCGCCGCGCCAGCTATCGAACAGCTTAGGGCTTGATCCGATAAACGCGAGTAGTGTTTTTCCCTTTGTGCTTTCGAGGTACTCCTCCGTCGTCTTCGTACCACCTTCCGTGATCTCTTCGATGACGACATCTCCCGCATCGAGGCTGACGTAATAATCAACCTTAACATCATGATCGACCATATAGTGATAGTTATGTAGACATGAAACGATTGGAATGTCTTTGACTTTAGCCAGCTCATCAATGTTGTTTTTAAGTGATGGACCAGACCCAACCACAATGCATGGTCGATGCTTGTTACTTGCGTAAAGCTGTCCGATGCCACGAGACTTAAAATCACCAAATCGCTCCTTATTCGCCTTCACGTTCGCAATCCACTTAGGCAACCAAGTGTCAACCGTGACCTTGTCGTTCGAGCAGGCCTGGCCGTACATCTCTTCACCACTCTGCGGAGGCTTCATGATGACGTTTTTATATTCAAAGATCATCTCAACTGTTTTCTTCATCTACATAAACCCCTTTAAAAATTTAAACAAATTGAGGGGGAGCACAACCAGCAACATCCCCCTCGGCAAGTTAAATCACTTACCAGTGTTGATGAATGCGTAGGCAGCTCCACCGGCACCAGTGTTGTGGCTCAACAAAAATCCAACCGCAACAGCAGTACCTAAAGTGGTCGTTCCAGATGCTTCGATGAATGAACCACCAGCACCTAGGGCAATCATCTTGTAGTCAGCAGTTGAGGCAGAAACTAAATCAACAGTTGCAAAACCCTTTGTCAAAATCCAGCCGTAAGATGCAGCCGCAATGTCCGCATGCTTAACAACGCCAACACAAGGGTTGAATGTGTCAGTGATAGATGTCGCGGCTATCGAGTAACCACTGGCACCAGTGATGAACTTTACGCCGTCTTTTTGTGAGGCCGTGCCCCCGCCAGCGTTGTAGCAGTAAACATACTCTTCGCCCTGATAAAAACGTCGATCACCGATTCGAACAGAGGGAGTCGCTGTCACAGCTGAAACACTCTCTTCGTAGTTACCTTGGTTGTAATTCAAATTTGCCATATCCAAATCCTCCGAAATTTTAAGTTTATCAATGTTTCATAACCGATTCGAGAAGGGACTTGGCGCAAAAAACCAAGCCCCAGAAAACCGTCACACTAAGATGCGATTGCAGAGAGCTTACCGTGCAATCTGTTGTTGCTAGAAGCCAATGCACCCATAAAAAAGATTTGTGCAACTTTTATGTTTTGGTTGATTGGTTTCATAAACTCAGTCATCCGCATATCCTCGTCTTTGTGAGCGAAAAGATGCAAATAGTTTTCGTTCAAGAAAAACAAGTGACTTGCAGGGCAATGAGAGTCAGCAATGATGGGTTTGCCATTGAACATCAGACTGGTAAAACCACCTTTTGCAACTTCAGTGTCAGCAAATCTCTGTTGCGGTTGCAACAGGTTATAATATAAATCATAGATCGTACGCGTGCAGACACCAACGGTGGGCACGTCGTTATCAACTGAGCACTGAGTAAAAATTGTCTGCATAGCGCCGATTGTCAAAACAGTCGTGCTAGAATCAACTTTACCTTGCCACCAAGAGTTTGAGCTTTGGCTGATGCCACCAACGGTCTGGTCAGTTGCAACGATGTCGCGAAGCCCAACGATAGATTTAGAATCAGATCCATCAGAGTACAAGCCAGTGCCGAGAGAGTCGGCCATGGTTTTCTCAGCAATCTTGATTTTGTTTTTCACAAGGCTCAAGATTTGAGAGTCACCAGAGTTTTTAAGCTCCTCATCTCGTCGGATTGACACGTTTGCATAAAGTTGCTTCCAAAGGTACTCGGCTGCCGAGATGTTTGCAGAGTCGCTTGTGTCCAACGTCTCGCTACCTTGGTACCAACCACTAGCAGCCGTTGTGGCATACATTAGGGGGACGATCACGCGCTCGCCTCCGTCTAACTTGTCGTACCAACCTTTTGTTTTTGCACGTTGCAAAAGCGGGTTGGAATCAAAGATCGCGTCATACATTTTAGGAATAAATTTTTTGCGAGTAATTGCTGTTACTTGATCATATGTTAAAGCCATTTTTAGCCTCCGTTAATTTCTGAAAGTGCTTCTTGTAAAAGATCATCGTAGGATTTGTGTCTCACACCCTCTGCCACTTTAAGCCCCTTGGTAGGTTGATCGGAGGACCCGACAATTCCGAGCTTGGTGCGCTTTTGGATATCGCGCTGGAGATTTTCCTTAGCCTGCTCCTGCGCCTTATTTATTAGATGATCATGGTAAAAGTCTCGAAATGCAATACGAAAAGCGCCGGGTTTTGATCCGTCTATGCCTAGACTTTCGGCGTGCTGTAGGACTTTCATCTCAAGATTTAGTCCGTTCTCGTCTGGCGTGTCGAAGTCAATGTTCGAAAATTGTTTGCGAATTGAGTTCACTTCCTCCGCCAATTGACGATCCTCTTGCTCGATCATTTTTGATTTTTTCTCATTTACCAGCTCCTCGCGAAAGGCTTTAAGCTGGTTCAGTTCTTCTTTTAATGCAGCGAGCTCAGGATTCATGCCTGATTGCTGGGCTTGCTCGCCAGCCATTTGAGCCCTCTGCTCCCATTGACTTTGAACGTGCTCCCACCAGTCCGGATTCTTGGCCGCATACTCGTCGATTTGTCTATAAGGCGCATATTGTTTTTCAATATCACCATATTTTGATTCGTATTCAGAAAGCTTTTGTTGCCATTCGGTCTGCTGCTTATTTAATTCTGCCGCTTTTTGTGGGTAATTGTAACCCATTTGCGCCCATTGTAAGATTTTATCAATCGGAGCCTTAACGTCCTTGCCCGATATTTTCAAAGTATATTCCTGGGAGTTGGGATCAACCTGCTTGGGAGGCGCCTGCATGGCCCGCTCTCGATTCCCCTCGGTCCCACCCATCAAAGTATCAATTTTATCTTCGCTTAAAGAATTGGCACCACTGTCAGCACCAACAACATCAGCACCTGCATTTTGCATTTCATCCATATCAAAAACCCCTTTAAAAATTTATTGATCTTCTCTTGTGTTTAAACTTCCAGTTACATACGAGGGCGATCCAAACGAGGACTTGGCGCACAAGCTCACATATTCACCAGGCTGAAGAGTTAACTCCTCTTTACCTGTTGAGTCGATAGATAGATTTATTTCACCAGTATCACCTAAGTGTCCACTCCATAAAATCTGATCGTTCGTTGAAATAGTCACAGCCGTTGCCGAAGTGTCTTGAGATGAGCAACTGACGCCTGATGCGTAGAGTGACCAGTTTGGAGTGCCGGCAAGGGTTCCATTTTTAATTAAATAAAACACGACTGGACTTGTGTGCTTAATAGCACCAGCAACACTCCTTAAATTAATAACCGATTGATTTGCTCGCCCACCGTGAGTGCGGTTATTACGCAAAGTAAAAAGAGGCTTGTAGTCCGTGGCGTTTATCCCGGTGCTCTGGGCAAAATAGGACATACGAGGACCGTGCAAGATTTTATTGCCCTCAATAAACCCGGCAACAGATGCAGTTGAAACTGTTAAATTTGTGGTCGAGCCTTGAGAGTATGCAGACATAGTAAACGGAAATGAAGGATTACCAGAGTGAGGCTTTGTGTCTGAGTTTGGGTTTTTGATTGTGTGAAACGTCACCCACGTTGCATTATTATCATCAGATGTGACCATTGTTTTAAATGTCACGCACCCAGCACCAAGCCAAGCAATGTCGATTTGATAAAGGTTTAACTTGGTTGGATCTAAAGTAAATCCCGATGGCCCAGAGCCGTCGAGAGTATCACCGTTAAAATCCGATTGAGCGATAAAGCTCGTTGAAACAGCAGCGCCGGCCCTCGTCTCTGAAAATGTTGCGACGGTTGATGTGGCCGTCACCTCGAAAGTCCCGGTTTTATCTCCAACGGCATTTGCAAGAAAAACGACGGTGCTCCCAATCTGCTCCGCTGCCCAGCCGGTATAGGTGCCGCTTGCAATCTCCTTCGCAGTCGTGGCAATAACTCCGCTGTTTGTCACAGCAACTGAAAAATTCGTGCCTGCAAGTGTTACTGTTATATTTTCAGAGTG